ATTGTAAGCATATGCTAACAAGGATTACCTGGGGCAAAAATCTGTTAGCATAGACTAACACAACAAAGTGGATAAAAAATATCAAGTGTAAAATCGTAAAATATTTGTCATTATTTAGTTAAATTATCGGTGGATTATTAATGGACTATTTATCATTTAGAAATAAACTAAATATCGTCAAGTTATCGATAAAACAAAAGGTGTCCAATTTAATGGACACCTTTATTCATTTTAGCGTTTTCTTGCATATACTTTCGTTGTCACATTAGTTATTGTGTCAGTGCTCTTAGTACTGTAGGTGCTTGTACTAAAGTTATATTCTGCCCAGATTGAACCTGAACCGGTCAGATATATTCGTATTAAATCTAAATACTGATTACCTGGGTTATTCATACCGATCATAATTTTTGAGGATGGAAGATAAGTATCAAGTGACATATGCCATAATTCAGTATCATCATGATTTACTTCTAACACATATTCATAATCAGCAAAAGGGTAATCTGTTATAGCGTTATTTATAGCAGTGCCTATAGTGTTTAGTATATCAGCAAAAGTTGTTGTTGCAAAAGTATGCGTATCAAGAGTTACGGTATTAAGATCAGTAACCTGACTCAATGCACTATTTGCAGTAGCAGTTGCAGCAGCAGCATTTGTTATTGCAGTATTAGCAGTAGCGACTGCATTATTAGCATTAGTATTTGCAATTACAGCACTATCAATTGCAGTCTGCGCATTTGTTGCAGCAGTTCCAGCAACTTCAACTGCACTTGCTGCGGAACTAACCGCAGTTGCAGCGTTAGTATTTGCATTGTAAAGCTCTGTATCAATAGTTGCATAAGCTCCGTTCTGATCCACCAGATATGTCGGTTTATCTGTACCAATCCACTGTGGTAGACCATAGTTTGTAGTTTGATTAGTAAAACTCATAAAACACCTCCTATAAGAATTTATCAAGCAGTTAATAAGCTGCTTATTGAATCATACTCAGTTGCAGTATAATCAAGCGCATCATAAGTGGTTGCAGTATAATCAAGTGAATCATAGTGCGTAGCAGTTGCTCCATCCATATGGAAAGAAGCTAACCAGTCAATAACAACTGGAATAAGTACACGTTCACCAGTATAAGGATGATACATATAAAGGCGATCATCACCAATAAATGTGTTATAACCGTAAAAATCAAAATCATAAGCGGTTATACTATCATCGAACTGCGCACATGTAATATTAGATGTGTCCCACTGGTGACAAGTAAAAGCTCCACTTCTGATATAATCTGACATAGTATTGATAATATTCTGGAGTGTATCAAGTTTTCCAGTAAACGGACTAATAAGCTTCATATCAGGTATTAAACTATCAACATAAGCTTTAAGAGCTGCAAGATCCTGATCAATTTCAAGCTTTAAGATGTCATTTTTATAATCACTATACTCTTTACCGTCCTGATAAAGTTCAAGTGCATACGCTTTTAGTCTTGCTTCAAGACCATCAACAAGCGACTCAAGTTCGAGTACAACATTATCAACATAAGTTGTAAGATTAGCAACGCTGGTATCAACATAAGTCTTATACTCTTCTATTGTATCTGAAAAGTCGTCAAGTTCTGCTCTAAACTCTGCAAGCGATTTTGTCAGAGTTTCAGATAATTCGCTGATCTGTTCACTATGTTCATTAAGTGTTTCTAATAGTCCTGCGTATTCTTCAAGCAGTAATTTAACTTTTTCAATTATCCAACCTAAATCACTATCATAATTCCTAGTATGTGGAAATTCAAAGAAACTCAATATATACACCTCCTCACCAGATAGCTAAGAAATTTTCCTTTTTAAAACATTCAGTGATCCATTTGTAAACATTAAAACCACCAAGAAGATCAACTTCTTGTAAAAACATTTGCTGCGATGTGGTAACGCCTATATTACCGTGTGCGCGTCCACGAGCATCATAACTTGTAATATCTGAACCACTGTGCGATTCTGTGATATCACGCTGATCAGTTCCGGAATTAACAGTTGAGTCTGTACCAGAATCCGTTGTTGTATCAGTACCAGAATTAGTTTGTGTTATATCACTAGTAGCAGTAGACTTAGAATCATTGACAAAACTATTAGAATCATATGGACTGACTGTATTAGTTGTTGTATCATCCTGATCAGTAGTGATTTTTAGACCATGCTTCATTTCGCGTTTCAAGCCATGATTTAGCGATTCTATGTGTCCGTGAGTTAAATCATCGTCCGTGTGTACTAAATGCCCGTGAGCAAGCTCTGACGTGTTTTCATCGGCATACATTCGATCGTAGTTTTCAAGTGGTGCATATTCAATCTCTATAAGGTTGCATATTCTTGTAATATTCCAAGCGTGAGAAGTGAACCACTGCGCAATCGCATCTTTCATTGTTTGCGGTTCGTCAAACATAGGTATAAGCAGTCCGCAGTCAATCATGATCTGACTTTTCAAGATATCAACATCAAGTCTATTATCTGGAAGAGTCACACCGTCTAATATAGTGCTATCCCATTGATACATATTATTAAAGTTCAATCTGATCACCTCCAGACAACACTGCCTGATCAATTTTCTTCTGCCTAAATTCAAGATTTAGACCGTAAAGATCATTAGCAACTTGTAAACCCTCATTAACTGTGTCAATCCAGTTTTCAACATTAACAACAGTTTCCTGATTGTTAGCGTTAACTTCATCAGTAATTTGACGCTCTTTTTTGTACTTGTTATATGTGTTAATACCTATATCACATAAAAAGTCGTTCTTGATAGCTTCGCGCGTTTCAAGTATTTCATTAGCAACATAAGTATTTTTAACGTCGAACAACGTCCAGTTCGTATCATCGTCCGAATTATAGAATACTGCAGGTTTACCCATAGCAATTTCGTCATAAAGCTTTTTAAGTGTCTGCGCGTGCGCTCTGTCTTTAGCTTCACCGATAAAAGCAACTTTACTGTTCATTAGATTAACTGATATAGAGCTATCACAAGAAGCAAGAAGATAACTATATCTGTTTAGCATGTTCATAATCCCTCTATGATCATGTTTAAGATAGATTACTGCACCGTCAACACCTATCACACCACGCTTATTTACAAGATTAGTTGCGATTATGAATTCATTAGGATTATCAAAAATGTTATATCCGGTATCAGAACAACGCTGCGGTATAACACCGTATTCAGTATCAGTTATGCAAAACTTACCATCTATAAATAAGTGCCTGAAAATATAATTGATATCCCATAGATCATCACGGTTTGCAATTTCAAAATTACCAAAAATCTTAGATAAACACCAATCAAAGTAATAATGCGCGGACTTATTAAATACACCGTCAACTTCTTTTGGTTTCGTTGCAAAGAAATTTGTAATCAAATCTTTAAATTTAAAATCATCACTCAATGTAAAGCCCTCCATCCAGCGCGCTATTTATTTGACTCAAAATATTATCTGGACAATCAGCAGCTACCGACGCGTTATAAGTTTCAATATAACCAGATAAAGTAGATAGCGCTTTACTAGCAAATAAAGGTCTACCCATAACACTATTAACGCTTGCTGGTGTTACATTCGTGTTATGACATATTAAATTTATCTGAATAGTCGTATCATAAAAACCAGCTGCACCACCATAACCACCAACCATTGACGGACTCATTTTAAAGGCAGCAGCTGCAAAATTAGCAAGACCGGACACCGTTCCAAGTATATCTCCAGATAAAGCGCTAGCAGCTTCTTGTATTAGCGATCCGAAAACTTTAGAAGTATCAGTTTTATAAGTTGATACCGGTATACTTGAAGCAATATTTCCGTTATAGGTAGCAAGCATATTAGAAGTCGCACCACTATGTGGCATAAGTGTGTAAGATACTGCACCAGTCAACAAATCAATAGTTCTTGATACATCAATGCTACTTTCACTTATCCAGTCCGCTGGATTAAGTGGCACTGCTCCAACGTAAGGAAGTAATATAGACATTTCTGTATACGGACTTAAGTTTCTAAAGTCGGAAAAATGCCAAGGTATAGTGACCGTTGTAATATCACTAATCATACGTCCGGTAATTGGATATCCAAGCGTACTGCAAGTATAATCACCTAATACTATATAATCCGGAGTTGAAGCACATGGAATATCTGTAATAGATAAAGGAAATAGTTTACAGTCGACTATACAATCCCAAGCTGATCCGAAATACTGCAGAAGCTTATCAAGTGTGATAGTTCCTGATATAAACTCATCCGCAAGACCTGACAATTGATTACCGCTCATAGCATAAGCTAAATTTATACCAGTTAGACCGTTAGCACCGGCACCCGTGCCAATACACTGTAAAATAAAACGCCCATTTGACGGTGTAGTATATATCGCGCTGCTTGATGAGTGATAATATGTATTATCAGAAGTCTGCTGCAATCTACTATCAATAACGCTGGTATCATGCTCCGACGCACAATATTTAACAAACGCGGTTGTAGCGAGTATTTCCGACTTGAAACTAGCGTATGGATCAAGTTGTAATTCCAGCTGCGTTATACCTTCACGCAAACTAGTCGGAGTAACATAAAAATATAGACCGTTAAATTTAGCATAGTTATAATTAAATTCATTTCCAGATATAGTTAATACTGGACTATACATATTTGTTGGCGCTTTAAGTGACACTGCTTTAACAGTGCCACTAGTCGCCGGTTGTTTAGTTGAATTTATACGTTTACTAAAATTATAAAGCTCTATATTCATATGCGCTCCAATTAGTTAAGTGTAAAGATAAGACCGTTTTCAGATAGATCATTAAACCACAACTGTTTAAGATGATGATACTGGTTATAGTAAAGACCAGCAGCATTGACCGGTGTTGTTCTAACAATGTTCATCTGCTTATAAATACCCAGCGCTTCACGATCTGTAAGAGTACCAACGATATTTGATACAGTAGTTTCTGCGCTATCTGAGGAACGTTTAATCTTAATCTGGTTTGGTGTATCTTCTGACTGGAAATAGTTCATTTCAGAGAAGCTTCCAAGGTCAACCAGCTCTTTGTGGAATGCTGACCACTGAACAACAGTTTCAAGTGCTGCTTCAAAGTCAGTAAATACTCTTAGTTTCTGCATAGCCTTTGGAGTGTGCCTTGTTTCCGTACCGTCGTTATAAAGCTTTGACATATCTGTAAGGCGCTTTGAATATGTGTTCATTGTTTTAACTGCGTATCTTAAAAACGCATCAGATAACATAGCAGTTGCTGGTGTTAATGACTCACCACTTGCGGCATTATATAAAGTAACCAGTTTAATTTCTCTATCAGTTCCAGAAACTTCTGCTATAAAGTTACCTAGGCAAGTTCTTCCAAGTCCTTCAAGTCCAAGCTCGATAGCGTTCTGCATTTCGCCAAAAATAGCGGAAATAAATGCACCCATCTTATTCACATTTGTAAAAGCTTCTCTCAGGTGTTCATCCTGAATCGTGATATGGTACTGATAAGGAGTTCTTGTAACAAATAGTTTCTGTTTTGCTTCTGGTTTTGCAATCTTGTAATGATCTACACTTGAACCGTCTGTGAGATCATAACTTTCATCCTCTTCAGCAGTAGGCATAGATACTTTAATTTTCTGCAAAATAGCGCCCATCTGAAAATCATCAATAACCATATCAGCAAGTTTAGAAGTGTACTTTCTGTATGAAATAATTGTTTTACCAATGCGCTGCGCTAGTGTATTTAGGAATGCTTCTGTATTTGAGCTTGAAGAAAGTACAGTATCACCAAGTGACACTAGTGTTGAAGCGTCAATAACTTCAATTGCTTCACCTAAACCTTGCTCTACTACGCTATTAACCAGTGTATAGATCTGTGTTGTATCCATTAAATTACCTCCATATTTTATTTAAAACATTTCGTTAATTAGTTCTTCAGGTGACTTATTCGCCTGATTATTTACATTACTTTGTCTTGCTAGCGTAAAATTGACTTCTTTTGTCCTCTTTAATTCAGTTAAAATAAGTTTCTGTTCTTGCTTTAACTGATCCAGTTCAGACTTAAGAGAATCACGCTCTGCAATAAGATCATCAATTTTAAATGTTCCAGCAGCATCACCAGCACCAGCAGCATCACCAGCACCAGCAACATCACCAGCAGCACCAGCAGCATCACCAGCACCTGAAGAATCACCAGCAGCGCCATTTATAATTGATAGACCGTTTTTCTTTAAAAGTTCATTTAACTGTTCAGTGTTTAGACTCTGTGTATCACTCATATAAACCTCTCCGCTTGATTATATTGCAAATTGTATTATTGTATACAATACAATTGTTAAAATAATAGGCTATACAATTTCTTGCGCTGCACCGGCGCTTGTACACTCTTCTGGAGTTGTGCTCGTACAATCGTATAGCCTATTTACAATATATCACATATAATATTTTTTGAAAAGTATTTCGCAAACGCGATTTTCAAAATAAACATTACGTTTTTCAATGTAGTTTTCCCAGATCTTATAATAAAAACTGGTAAATCTGTTTAGATCAACTTTATATGCTTCAAATGTTGGAGGACTACCAGCAACATGCGTTGATACATAGTATAAGCTCTTAGACTTGTGTTTATAAATACATATTTCACCGACTTTGACGATAGCTTTAAAGTCACGCAAATTATAAGATCTTATATAATTATCGTCGTGTGTTTTAAATCTGTTAGAGATAGACATTTCCATAAATTCGTTAACGTCTGCTGCTGCTCTGTATAAAGCAGTATCAGCCTTTGCATTTGATACTGGTGAATCCTGAATAAGAATTAAACAGATACCGCGCTTTTTATCAATCCACACCATTTGATTATTTAAGATCATATTTTCTGCGCGGTTTACCAGTTTAAAGCCTATAAAGATATCGTTATCAATTCTATTAGCATTAGCAAGTGATACTACTTTTAGCGGTTTATCTCCTGATAGTTCCCTATTACGGTTGATAGTTTCATACATATTCAAAAAAGCCATAAATTCTTCTTTTAGCGGTCTTTCGTGCGCTTCTGGTATAAACTCGTCATTTATTACAATTTCCACGTCTGACGCGTCAAAACCACGCATAGAAGATATAGTTGATAGCGCAGCAGTGTATCCAAGTGGAACACCTTCCGGAACGTCTTTATCCTGATCATTTTTGACAAAATTGTAAAAGGCAGCATTATCTTTAGAAATTGACTTTGTAGATATATTCCAGCCAAGATCACTATTTAACTTTTTAAACGGACAAAACTCTGGTTTATTAATTAGATCTGTCTGTTTTTGTGTGCGTCTTAAAAGTAGAAATTTAAGTTTTTCTTCTATAACTTCCTTAAGTGCTCCGTATGTTTTACCAGTACCACGTCCGCCAACTATAAATATAAATGGCACATCAATATTAAATATTGTCTGGAAGTTTAGAAAACCATTATCCAGAAATATGTTTAATTTTTTCATGTGAAATATCTCCTTTATATAGCAAAATAGCAGCTATTTAATAGCTGCTATAATGCGTAGTGAATTGAGTTTATCGACTAAATATCTTATGAGGGGAGATATTCAGTTAGCCGTCATAGTAGCATGATAGATATTCTCTACCAGCTTTTGTCATACCAGCATCAATTTTTACTGGTATACCGATTTCCGCTTCATCTGCAAAAAATGCCCAGATATCTGCAAAATCTTTTTGTACTGTTTTTGAATTACTAGTAAATATTTCGTTTTCTTTTGTTAGAAGTGATAGAAGGGTTGCTTCTTTTCCTTCACTGTCAAGATCCTTGTAAAGACACCATGCGCAAACTTCAATAGTTTGTGATTTCACTGTTTTAAGTGATTTCGCTGCTGGTGACTTTGTTAAAAAGTATAATTCTTTTGGTGTTAGTTCTTTTGACTGCTCTAAAATTTCCATAATTTCTTTACCTCGTTCTTTTGTTTAATTTTCTGTATCTGTTTAAGTAAATGTATCATTGCCAGTATTACTATATCATACTATTAACGATAAATCAAATATAAAGTTCACCGTTTAACAATCGTCTGTACTCTTCTGTGACTCCTAGTGTATATGTTGAATCTTTAATAAATACGTTAGATGTTATTTTTATTTCTTTGTTTTCAGGTGTTATATAGGTTGTTACTTCCGGATTATCATTATAAATTGACTCTGTACCACCGGCATCCTTAAACGTAAAACCCTCTTTAAAAGCTTTAAGACCTCCGAACTTTTCAAGCTCTGTAGCACCTTTTTTCTTATTTACTCCGGCTATAGTAACATGTAATCCTTTACCGTCTACATAACAATATTTCTTTGATCCCATTGTTTTAAACTCGTCATAGACTCCATCAACTTCAAATACACCCATATAATGCACTTCACCGTTCATGTCGGTTGCATATGCTCCGGACTCTTTACTAGCTTTTATTCTTGCATTATTAAAATCACTAAAATCAACGTCACCAACATATTTAACTGAATCTGTATCAGTATATAAAAAGTATGCGTCTTTAGTGTCATGAACTAGTCTTATACCTTGCTCTAACATATACCTTGCGTGCGCAGTTACCCAAACACCCCAAGCGTAAGACTGATAAGCAGTTTTATAAGATTTAAGAAGCAGATCTTCTTCATTTTCTTCCTGAACTTTAAATTCACCACCCTCAAATAATATATCTTGCTTGACTGGATCTTGCGCTGACATACCGTATATAGAATTAAGTTTGTTTTTTGATTTCATATAAAAATATTCGTCGTCCTCATTGGTACTACCTTTTAGCGTTGTTTTTCTGTGATAATATTCCTTTGTAAGATCTGTTATTTGTGGTGGTAGCTCACCATATCTTGACCAGTAGACTTTCAGGAAGTTTATATGTTCAAAGTAGTATTCTGATAAAATAATTCTTAAATCTATATCGGTTATAGTCATTTCCAGATAATCCGCTGCAAGTATACGTCCGTTGTCGCGCACCGTATTAACAGTATTTCTTGACTTGTCCATTGATATATAAGGGCAGCCCCAAGTATGATCTAATAGGTCAAGACCGGTAAATGATACACGCATAAGGAGTGCTTTTTTACCTTTTTGTAAAAGTTCAATAATATGATTCTCTGATGTATCTTTTAGCAGATACCATTTAGACATCGGAAATAACTGGTTTACTTGTACATCGGGATAACTGCTTGACCTATCAGCAGATAATATTTTACGTCCACCGGTATGCGCCTGATCAATAATAACATCACTATATAATCTATTTGCGTGAGTGTTACCACCTCTAAATGCTTCGCGCAGCATTATATAAACGTCGTAAGGCGGTAACATATCATGCAATTGGTTATAGTTAAATAGTTTCATAGCTGCTTTTACATCACGTCTAACATAACCAGTAGAAGTTAATGGTATAGTTATAAGGTCGTCACCGTCTTTTTGTATTTCAATTTTGAGTGCCTGAACTAGTCCTTTAACATCGTTAATACAATATTGCAGTTCATAGTCAGTTAGATCTGTGTAATAAAAACGCTGCTTGCTATAGTCAAATTTATCTCCGGAAAGTTTCTGCGCTTCAACTTTCATTGATTGTAAGAATTTAGCAAGTCCCATGTTAGAGTGCAGATAACTACATCTAAATTCGATATGATTATCGTACATAGTACACTTAAGGATCTTACGACTATCAACTGCAAAAACCTCTTCGGGATCAAACGGATATATACCGCGTAAAAACTGGAATTCGTATGATAAGTTGTGTACATATAAGACCAACGTGTAAGATTCTAAACATTTAATGATTTTCTTTAGGAATAGTTTAAACTCTTCCCATGTGCGCCCAATAATAGTTTTATCCTCAATTTGACACTGCCATATGTACATAACTGCTTGTTCTATTTCGAGAATGCTGGTTGTTTCAATATCAAATGCACATACCAGATTTTTATATTTATGTTTTTTGTTTTCGACTGTATCAGCTTGTATTATATCCTGATAGTCGTAAGTATCCCATGTGTAAATCATATATCTAACATCTTCCTTAATCTTTTTGAGTCGATACCGGTTTTTGGTATTTTAATTTTTTCGGCTTTTTCTGCGTTATCTACGAAAGTTATAAAGGACTTCTTAAGAACATCAAGTGTAATCCCTTTTTTCTCATAGATATTAAATGCTTCTGCTACACGTTCAGAGTCACGCATACGTCCTTTTTTATACTGTCTTGAAAACTCCATAAATTCAGTAAAACGTTTGAAGTTTTCTTTAGTTACGAATGTATAACCGTTCTCATGGAGCGTATCAAGTGACTTTTCTATAAGATCACGTTGTCCTGTAACGGTTGATGTTTCCGCGTGAACGAATCGCGCTAGTTTGGCTAATCTTCTGTGTAGTTCATCTTCGTTTTCTTTTCCTTTTAGTTCTGATAAGGGTTTCAGGTTTGTTACGTTGTTTTTATAGATTTGAGTGTCATCGAAACCAGCTTTTTTAAGTCGCTGAAGTCGTTTACGGGCTATTGACCTTAAACGGCTATATTCTTTTCTAACTTCTGTTTCTGATCCAAGTGACCTTGCTTGCTCAATTGCTACCGGTGTATATGAACGTAGTGGAGCTTTGAGGGACGCGCGCGCCTTATTTTTAAACGGATTATAGGTAGGCATTTAATCACCTCCTATTATTTAGTAAGCATTGAGTGTGATATACCTTCCATTGGTGCGTTCGGTCTTGTATTAGTTCGCATTCTGTAATGTTTAGATTGACCGGTTTGCCGCAAATATCGCAGCATGGTGTTGTAGTTTGTTTTGACTTAATAAATAATGATCTGATTTTACTTTTATCCATAAACCCCCCTCCTATAATGTTAGGATTTTAAATAGTGCTCTGTTAACCAGTTATCTATCTCATGTTTAACAATGTAGTTAATCAAAAAGCTACGGTTGTAGTTCTTTTCTTTGTTATCTTTAATGATTATGTCTAAATGTTTTAGTGTTTGTTCGTCGATTGATATTGTTATTTTCTTTTTATTCATGTGTAAACCTCCATAAATTATTATACTATATTACGTTTCAGAATCATCTGGTTTCACGTTTTATATTCCTTCACAAATAACAGTTATACATATCAGGAAATAAATAAACACTGCTGCTAATGCTATACTAAAACGTATAAAGGAATATTTATAACTTAAATAGCAGCATAATATTACATATATTATTAACACTATACTTTTATATCCATTTATCATTTTGATCCCTCTCTTTCAATCTTATCTTTAGCACATTGTGTCATATCATCAATCATTTTACCGTATTCTATTTTTAATGATTGATATTTTGCTAATAGGTCACTAGCTTTTTTAATTGCTTCTCGCTTGTTAATTGCTTTTACATTAACTTCATAATAACTACCTAAGTCAAGTATTTGTATATCAGGTCTACCAAAGAAACAATAACATTTATCATCTATTACACTATTATCTCTAAATACTATACGATAATATAAATGATCGATGTATTGCTCATATAATACTTCTGGTTCCTCATATTCTTCTATATAACAAGGATTATCATATGTAGAATATAATGCACTTAATTTAATTGCTTTATCATGATTATTAGTGACACCTCGTATTTGTATATCGCTATATTCACCACTCAAAATAACGTAGTATTTCATTATTCATCCCCTTTAACTCTGTTAATATCATATTGATACATACCTTGTTTCATACGCTTATCAATAACCTTTTTAATTATTTCTGGATAATATTCTTCTAAATAAGCATATGTTAGTTCCATTATCAATCTTTCATCAATATCAAATAGTATTGCAGTTTGCAGCACTTTAGCGTACATCAATGATAAATGTTGCGCTAATATGTCCGCAGATTCATCAATATATTCTGATACCTTACATTTAATACAATCACCTTCCTTATATTTCTTTTGATCATCAATAATAAATTTGAACATTTAATCACCTCCTGAAAGATATATTATCATACTAAATAATACTACGCAATAATATTTCATACTTTCATTATTTCGATAACTTCACGTTATTTCAATTATTTCTAATTGTTAAAAAGTCCATTAATAAAACCCCGATAATTTAACTATTTTGTGACAATTTCTTTACGATTTTACACTTGATATTTTTTATCCACTTTGTTGTGTTAGTCTATGCTAACAGATTTTTGCCCCAGGTAATCCTTGTTAGCATATGCTTACAATTGTCTATTTTTCGTTTACTAAAATCCCTTGTTTACTGGGTTAGAGGTGTGTGTACGTTTTATTGATAATGTCAAAATTAGGGTTTATGATATTTCGTTAAAATCCTTTAGTGTGCTAAAGTCATTAAATTACAAGTGTTATTGCCATGTAGACCGCATGAATACTGTATTTGCGACTTGATTTATTTTGTGCTTGACAAATTGAAAATGTGGGAAATTTCGTAATTGTATACCGGTATACAACCATAGCAAAAA